CACCCTCGATTCTGCCGAATACAAGAGATGCACTTGAGTGAACTTTTTCACGTGGATCAAGTTCCGGAAGTGATTCCTCAGTTGTGACACCAACAGGTACATTTGATAATATAACAACTTCACCTGCTAGGTGATACCCTGATGGGTGTACATATTTTCTCCATAATTGTTCCCAAACATGAATAGGGAAAGGAGAACTTACAAGAAGTGAAAAGACTTGGTATATCCTACCATCATGGATCTTTTTACCAAATTCTGTTCCAACTTCATCTACACCAACATAAATCAAATCATTCTTTGGATAGAGTATTTCGACATCTTCTTCATTAAAGAAAGCTCTAAAGAAACCATAACCAGAATACTCAGAACCTTTTACTCTGAAAAAATTACCAAAGTTCCGAATAACTTCTCTTGGATATGTGAACTGTCCAGCACCAATACCAAGACCAACTTCATCTAAAAGGAAATCTAATCTCGCAAGTTCAGTATCTTCAAAATCTCTTACAGTAGAGATCTCGTTGATAATCCCACCCCATTGCTCATCAGAATCTAAATACTTATAATATCCTTCTAGAAAAGCAATAAGGTTAGGATAATCTTCTTGAAAATACTCTGGAAGAACTTCCTGAACCGCACTCTTTCTGAGGTTTACTGGTAGTCGGTTGTAATCTTTCAGAGTCTCTGAATTGTTTGGTGAATGCGCCATTAGTTCACTTCAAGTGTTTGTGATTGTCTGTCTATAATAGAAGTTGCTGATGATCTATCAGTTTCAAGTCTTAAAATATAATTTCTGAAAGGTTTGATATATGAGTCATCTCTTGGAGTTATTTGTATTTTTATATCGCCAGTACCATTTAACATACGAGTTGGTTCAAATCCTACAAAAGAAACCATTCCTGTATCTTTATTATATGAACCAATGTTATCAACTATAATATTGTCGTCTAGATCAAATATGGCAAGCTGATTAGTTTTTAATCTATTCTTCACAACACAAACTATGCCGCCATACTCAAAGGCGTCTGTTATAACTCTAAAGAAAACATCGTCTGGATCGGCAATTGCTGTAGGAAACTGAATGTCAAATGTATTCAATGCCGCTGCAGTAATTGCTTCACGCATCTGTATTTTTACATCTATTTTTGTGTTGAGAATTGCTTTATTGATAGCATCAATTTCTGTTAACAAATTACTTTTACGGAATATCTTATTAAATGTGTTTAGGTTTCTAGAAAAATAATTAGAGATATATTGTTGAACATTTGCCTCTTGAGTTTGATTGGACAAACCTGTAAGACCAGGATCAAAATTAAATGATGTAGTTAAAATTAGATAAACATTTTCTGGTTCTACAAACTTAGGAGTCATAGACATAGTAGAAAGATTCTTTATATAATTTGCTCTAATCTGATCTTCTACTGCTTGTTTTGTTGCAGCGGATGTTCCAGTGGAATAGTTCAATGAGATATAAACAGCACCATAATCTATTGGAACATTTTCATCACCAGACCAAACTGCAGCTTCTTCTACATCTGAGAAATTGGTTTCAATAATACCTTTATAGTCCAAAGATGTGACAAGTCTTTGTTGAGCAGCAAATGCAATTGGGGCAAGTTGGCGAATAGACTCAATAGATTGTTTCGCTTTACCACCACTTGATTCTGCAGATAACACTGCACTTAACACATAATTGACACCATTCACAGTGACCTGACCATTTGCAGTAAATATATTACCTCCATTTCCTGCTTCACCTTTTGAGGAGAGATATGTCACAACAACCTTTTGCCCCGGTTCGGGTGATTTACCAAAAGATGTTCCGTCACCAAAGTTTATTTCGTATGTACCATTGGGTGCCTCATGTATACTGTAGTATGTGGTACCAGAGTCAATACGAACAGCAGTATTAAGTGGTGTATATTCTGTAAAAGTGTTAGATGAAATGCTGTCATAAACTAGAACACGAGCAGTTGACTTATCCATTGTTTCATCGGGGATAATGTAGATTTGTCTTTCATCTTTCTGACCAACGATAAATGTTTTTGTTTTTTCTACACCTTCATAAATCGGAATACTAGTAGAACCAGCAGTTGTAGTAAATTGGTATGTGCCAGAACCATTATCTTTAGCTGTATATGCCTCTAGTGTTCTGAAAGTATATGAAACTCCATCTATAGAAGTGGTAAATTGGGTGCCACGCGGAATTGTTATAGTAACTGGTCGACCAGCAACATTGGTTAAGTTTAATGTGAGTTCAACCTGCGCCTTTGCAGATGTTCGCGAACGAGTTTCATAACCAAGCATTGCGGCATGAGAAAGAACTGAACTTCTTAATTGCGCAGTCGGTAAGAATGCCTCATTGAGAGCAAAGTTTGCTGTCAGAGCATTTACGTGTGTATTGTATGCGAGAACATCTAAAAGGTTATTAAGCCCAGCACCCTCAAAATTATATGAGTTGAATTCGTCATTATTTTTAAAATAATCTTTTAAGCGATTCTTAATTGTGTTAAAATCAAGATCTGCTGATTTGACTGTGGTTGCCATTTATCTTAACCTCGTGAGTGCTAATTCTAATGTGACTGGTTCTACGGAATTTAAGATCTGAAAATTAATGGTCACATGAATTACATTTTTTTCTGGTTCTAATCCAATATAAACTTCTCTCATTAATGCCCGTGGCTCATGTAAAGCTATAGTTTCAAATATTTGATCTCTTAAAATATCAGCTTCAACAGTTGTATCAAGTTCAAAAAGAAAACTATTCAAGTTACCACCGTATGTGCTATTAAATGGTTTCTCCATAAAATTTGTCATTAAAATATTTTTGACTGATTGCTTTACTGCCGCAGCGTCTTGTTTTTTGTATATGTCACCAGATGGCTTTGGTGAAAAGAACAGATCCATATCCTTATAACTTACCGCTTTGGTGCTGGTAATTTTTGTGGTATTGAGATTTCCGTCCTCTAGTGCAAACGCTTTAGCTGGCATATGTAAATTCCTTTTATCCTATTTATAAGGTTTTTATGCGAGTATTTCTATCAGTTCGCCAGTAGCCTGTACATAATTATTGTATCTCGTCTCAAGCCTATTCTGATAACTTGCCTTATATCCGTCTTGGAGTTCTGGCATAATTACAATAATCTGAGCATTCAAAGAGCCGTCTACATTATATGTGTCATAGTCTAGAATCATCTTTTCATATTGTTGACTGTCTTTCCACCATGCCGCAAGTTTAAATGTTTGTTTTAAAGCAATTTGCCCTTTACGGTTTCTCAATTCATATACGATAGCACGACCATAGGTTCTATAATCATTAACGCTACCTGCTGCTATTGTTTCTGTTTCTGATGGTTTATAAACACCTTCCGAAACGATAAGTCTAAATTCATCAAATTCACCTTCATCTTCAATCACTGAACGCATTAGTTGCGCATGAAGGTACAGATATTTTGCAGTTTCGTATCTATCTTCCACATACATATGATCCATTGTGATAGGGTCACCATGACTTCCAAAGAACTTTGCCATGTTAATTCCTCTGGCAAGTTTAGTCCTTTCGGTGATAGTTTTCTTTCTCCTTGGATCATATATCGGATTTGGTTGAATCGTGACAATATTATTTTGAACAGAACCAGCAAATCGTTTTGCCTCTGCACCCTTAATCTTACCGAATACTTCTTTAGGATTTGGTGTTCTTGGTGTTGGTTCGTCATCAATAATTGAACCAATTTCTAATGGTACAGCATTTGAATAAGTTGTGTTCAATACGTTTTCTGCAATAGCAGTACCGATAAAATCTTCATTTGCCTGAGTAGCAGGATTTCTTAACTTTGACCTGACTTCTCTTACTGTAAGTGTCCTGTTAGAAATACCACCATAATCAACAAACCTATTAATAGAATTATAGATCACATTACCCGCATCAATGGCAACTTTGAATATACCATAAGCTGAATTGAACCAATCGTTTTTGATAACAGAGTTAGTCGGCTGCACTGTGGTTTTATTAGCAGCAACAGTCGTATCGTTTGTATTAGTTCCTGGTGATCCCGCTACTCCAAGTGGTGCCTGTCCTGCAGTTGAAGCAAAGTCTGCTTGATTTGCATCATCCGCTTTACCAGTTAGATCACCGTGAAATGTGGTAGCATACATTGCTGTGGCATGAACAGAGGTTGAGTTAACACGTGGAATGTGCGCAGTGTGGCCATAATAAACCATATTCTCACCACCCATTGTACCACTATCACCAATAAAGGTTAAACTTGATGCACCCATATTGATATCAGGTGAGGTTGCGATATATTTGTTTTCAGCAGATATCTGATATTCCGAACCAACGATATCTTCTTTGTTCACCCCAACTGTTGTGCTCTGATTACCTTTGATAATATTGTTTTGATCGCCAAGAACAAGATTAGTTTCCGTGCCAGTGATCGTCTTTGATACATTTCTGTTTACAAAGGTCTGGTGGTTGTTATTAACGTCTTGACGATAACCACCTTTAATATCCTCTTCCATATCACCACCAGCAGTAACAGTAAAGTTACCACCTACATTTAGATCAAAGTCTCCATCCACACGAAGGTTTAGATTGCCGTGGTAAACAATATCACCGTCACCTTCAATAATTACCTTTTCACTCCCTGCTGCAACACGAATAGTATTATTTGTAGCATTGATAATAACAGAACCATCGGCACGCATTTCAACACCAGCACCAGTCTTATGCCTGAATAGCATGCGCTCACGACCAGGAGTATCATCAACTTCTGTAACATGACCAGAAACAGTTCTTTTAACCTGATTCAGTGGTGCTTTAGATGAAGGATAATCCTTTAGTTCAAGATCAATTCCTACATCACCACCACCAATAAGTAGTTCGTTTTCTTCAATGCCTCTCGCTTCAAGGTTTACCGATGGAGCATTAGCATATTCACGTTTTGGAAATACACCTTTAGGATCAGCATAAGGATCACCCTTACTTGGAACATTTTTATTTTTAGTTTCTAATAATATATCATCAACCATTTTTATTCTCCAGTATTCTCACGAGCAGCAAAATATGCCGCATCTTTTGTTCCATATTGTTTTCTGGTATTTGTATCCGCAAACAGAACCTGCCATCTACCACGAACCTCATCATAGGATACTGTATTTCCATTAATGACTTCACTGTTTAAGTAGTCGTCATCTAAATCTGCGTATGGATCTTCCACTTCTACGGTTTCTGTAGAGGTATCGTCAAGTACAACTTCTAAGACTTCACCATCCTCTCCGTCAGGAATCTCTCTTTTCTTTTCCAAATAAGTACCGACATCAAAATGTGGCCCCATTATTTGTATTGACCTGCTGATTCTAGGAGCAATTGATTTTGCCTCATCTGTAAAGTTGGGTTCATATTCATTTAGCAATTGATCCGAACCTTTAAATACTCCACCAGGAGAGTGACGATACATAACATCAGCAATCATATCAAATGTTCTCCACTGTTCTGCTGTGATAGATTTATCGGATAAGTTATTCCAATCTCCTTTAGCCTCAGGATCGTCACCTAATATACCAGCATCAAATTGAATCAAAATGCTTTGGTCATAAACTCTCTTATACTTATTTTTTGCTTGTTCCCCTAGAGCAATTAAAAGATATGGTGTAGGTGCAGTACCAATAGGAATAAGTCTTTCAAGAACTCCGTCTTTTCTTATCAAGTAGTTACATCTATTAAATCCATCTCTACCAATAGGTTCACCTGCCTTTGCACGAAAAGCCTCAGGTTTATTAACATAATAGTTATATTTTTGTTCGTTCCAAGACCTTGCAGTGTAGACTTCATTTTCAGCACTTGCTGTCCAAGCAACAATAAGATTTCTAATAACTCTTGGAGAACTCTTGATTTCAAGTTCAAGTTCTTTCTTGCTATTGACTGGTTCATAACCACCCCAAAATTCATTATCTAAATCATTGTAACTTAATAAGTCTATCCCTGTTGACCTTGTTTTACCAACTTCTTTAACAGGTGTGGTTGGAACATCAACTGCGGTCTTAGTCCCTTTGTTTACTGCTTTTGCTAATTGTGTTACTCCAGTCGGTTGAACAAGATCAGGAACTAGTTCTTTTGTTCTAGGATCTATACCATTAGGCAAACTTTGTAGAGTTTTTCCAAGTTCTTTGAATGGGCCAGTACCTTGAGCAATACCAGCAACTGTTGCCATTATATTACCAAAGTCCATTCCTAATGACCCAAATGGATTACCAGGAGCAAAGTTATTAGCACCATTTGCAACTGTGTCAACAGTTTTTCCTATAACTGACCCTAGAACTCCACCAACAACGGCACCAACCACTCCATTGTTACTCGCACCTGCTGCAGCTCCAGCAATAGAAGCCAAACTGCTTAATGGGTTTTTAGTAACAGAAGATACCAATGATGTTAACGGATTTGGTAAACCAGTCGGTGTTGGGATAGAAACGCCTGGAGCCCCTATGGGATTTCCAAGAGCTCTAAATTGCTTTAAAGCAAAATCTTTTTGAGGAACAACAGCTAATTTGTTTATTTCCTTAGACGTAGCCTTTGCAACCGCAACGTCCATCTTTTGATTGACTGCAGTTATTTCTTCGCCACTCAGACCCACAGTCTTTAAATTATTCTGAACTGCTGGGTCTCTTGTAAGATCACTCAGTCTAGCACCAGTATCAACAGCGCTAGTCACTTGATTTGATCGAATATTATATTCTTTTGCAACCTTAGAATCTTCTAAAGTTTTTCTAATGCCTTTACCATTACCTGCAGATATAACCTTATTCAAATTTTTTGTGCTTGAAGTAGTCGAAGCAACTAATGTATCAACATTGCTTTTATTCGAAGGAGCCTTTGTAACAGTAATGCCTGGAACATTCGCAGTCATTTCTGAAGGAGAAGGTTCTGGCTTTTTAACTTTATCAGCTTTTGGTATAGCAGTTTTTGGCTTTGTAGATTCTGTTAATGATTTAAACCCAGAGGTCTCTTTACCAATCTTATCAGAGTTCGTTGCGGTTTCAGAGATAACTTTATCAGCCTTTAACTCATTAGTCTTTGCTTTGACACGATCTTGCTCCTGTTTATTTGCAGCAACCTTTGCCTGAGAATTTACATTTTCTCTTCCTGCTTTCCATTCTTCTCTTTTTGCACCAGCTCTTGATTTGCGCTCAGCCTTTGAAAGTTTATAATGAAGACGAATTGCTACTTTATAAACTTCTTGAAGCGTTTCAATATTAGATACGAGTCTTTCATTTGGATTACCGCCTGATTGATTCTCATATTTTAAATTTGCTAATTCTCTGGTTCTATTTCTTAGAGCTTGAAGTACAGGTTTTTCTAGTGATGCCGACGGTGTATATGAGGCATCAGGACCAGTTCCATAGCTAAACTTTATCGATGAAGGTAAATGTTTGTTTACCTCTGCCTGAGCATCGGCTGTAGACAAAGTACTGTTATATAAATCAGCCATTATTCAAACTTCCTAAATATTTCTTCGGCAAACTCGATAC